GTGGTGTCCTTATGATGTATGAATACGTGAAAGGTAAGCTAGAGGAACCAATGGATTATCAAGGAAAGAATTACAGACAACGCCAAAAACTCCGATTTCGTGAGGCACACGACTCGAAGCACGCTTACGAGATACATGGCGACGATGCTCAGCTACAAACATATTTTGGCAATGCATATACGAAGAAAGGGAAGAAGTCCGGCAATACAGTTGGAGCTGGACGAAAGATGCATCGGTTTTACAACGTCTATGGATTTGAGCCTACTGATTATTCATTTGCTCGCTACGTCGATCCACTTACAGGTGCCACCTTGGATGAGAGCACTGTGACAGACTTAAGCTTAGTGCAAGATCATTTTGGAACTATTCGGAATCAGATGCGGCAGAGCGGAGATTTGGAGCCAGATCAAATATCAAGAAATACAACAGTCGAGTGTTATTATGTCAATGATTTGGCCAAGAAGGTTTTAAAGATTGACCTAACTCCGCACAATCCACTTCGGGTGAGTGGGAGATCAAATAACGTGATGGGTTTCCCGGAGAGGACACTAGATCTTAGACAAACAGGTGCACCAGTCGTGGTATCATATAATCAGTTACCACCTTCGAAACGCGACGTTGGTTCATTTGAATTTGAAGGCAAATCATTATTGAGTGGGCTCCGCGATTACAACCCTGTGGCAGCATGCGTGTGTAAGATAACAAATGAATCAGACGGAGTTATCACACACATTTTCGGTATAGGGTACGGCCCATTTATCATCACGAATCAGCATTTGTTTCGTAGAAATAATGGACTGTTGCGCATCTACACACATGCAGGTGAATATCTCATCAATAACGCGTGCACACTTAAAATGCATCCCATACCCGAGCGCGACATCATTATAATCCGCTTGCCAAAAGATTTTACGCCATTCCCGCAACGTCTTAGATTTCGACCAACTCGTGTTGGCGAGCACGTATGTCTAGTCAGTTCTAATTTCCAAACGAAGAGCATCTCAAGTGTTGTATCAGAAACAAGTGCGACAGCTGGAACAGCTAACAAAAATTTCTTCAAGCACTGGATAACTACGAAACATGGACAGTGTGGAAATCCCTTAGTATCCGTGACAGATGGGTGTGTGGTCGGAATTCATAGCATGGCGAGCACAGTTAGTTCAATGAACATGTACGTTGGCTTTCCTGAAAATTTCGTGGATGATTATCTTAGCAATGACTTGTTAGAATGGACGAAAGGATGGAAGCTAAGCGCAGATAGGAGTTGTTGGGACGGCATCACGCTGGTGGACAGCAAAGCTGAAGGCTTGTTCAAACTCACAAAGGAGATGTTTACCCTTGACGATGGACAGTGGGAATTTCAGTCAGGTAATAAGGATTGGATGTACAACAAATTGGAGGGGAACTTGAAAGCTGTTGGTCGTACAAGTGGTAACTTGGTAACAAAGCATTCGGTTAAAGGGAAGTGTATGCTTTTCCAAACTTATTTGTCAGTGGAGCCAAAAGAAGCAGAATATTTCACACCACTCATGGGTGCCTATTTGAAGAGTGCACTCAACAAGGAGGCTTACATCAAAGATCTAAGCAAGTATTCAGGTGAAATTAGCGTTGGCAATGTTAACTGCGACGGTTTTGAGCGAGCCTTTGACAAAGTTGTTACATTGATGGAGAGTAAGGGTTTTCATGAGTGCGCGTATATCACAAATGAGCATGAAATATTGGCATCACTAAACATGAAAGCAGCTGTAGGCGCACTATATTCAGGAAAGAAGCGTGAATATTTTGCAGACTTCTCTGATGCTGATAGATATGAAATCGTTAAAGAGAGTTGTAAGAGGCTGTTCCTCGGAAAGATGGGCGTGTGGAATGGTTCTCTAAAAGCTGAATTGCGACCAATTGAGAAAGTTATGGCAAATAAAACACGTTCATTCACTGCAGCACCTTTGGACACACTCCTTGGAGGAAAAGTTTGTGTGGATGACTTCAACAATCAATTCTACAGTCGACACTTTGATTTGCCTTGGACAGTCGGTATGAGTAAATTTCGTAAAGGATGGGACACTCTATTACGAAAACTGCCTGAAAATTGGGTGTATTGTGATGCGGATGGTTCTCAATTCGATAGTTCATTGTCACCTTATTTGATAAATGCCGTTCTAAGACTTCGATTACACTTTATGGAAGATTGGGACGTCGGAGAGACCATGCTGAAAAACTTATACACGGAAATTGTATACACGCCAATAGCAACACCGGATGGCACGATAGTCAAGAAGTTCAAGGGGAACAATAGTGGACAACCATCTACTGTAGTCGATAATTCTTTAATGGTTGTCTTCTCGATGTATTACGCCATGGAGATGAGCGATATAGATGACATTCATAACAAATGTGTATTCTTTGTCAATGGCGATGATTTGATAATTGCTGTTGAGCCAGGGTCTGAAATCTTTCTAGATAGTTTGCAGAATTTATTTCACCAACTTGGCTTAAATTACAATTTCGATAGTCGAACGCGCAATAAAGAAGAGTTATGCTTTATGTCACACATGGGAATTCTACAGGATGGCATCTATATACCAAAATTGGATAAAGAGCGTATAGTGTCAATACTGGAATGGGATCGAGCTCAGCAACCTGAACACAGGTTAGAAGCCATCTGCGCAGCTATGATCGAGGCTTGGGGTTATCCAGATCTCTTAGATCGGATTCGGAAATTTTATTGTTGGATTCTTGACCAGGCACCATACAGTGAACTGAGCACAATAGGTAAAGCACCGTTTATTTCTGAAGCAGCTTTACGCAATCTATACACTGATTGCAAGGCCACGGAGTCCGAACTGGCAAGATATCTTGAGTTATATGATGGTGATGTACCCCCGGACGAAACATTCGAGTATCAAGCAGGTGAGGAGTTCGATGCGGGAGCACAAGCAAACAAGAATCAGAAGAGTGGTGCAGACAAGGCAATAGAGCAACGGAATCCATCTGTCTCACAAACTAGTGCACACGGGAAGAATGATGGCAGCAGTTCAGAACTGAGCATGGGCAAAGATAAAGATGTGAATGTTGGTACCACAGGGACATTTAGTGTGCCACGAATAAAACAAATTACACAGAAAGGCATAGCAATTCCAATGGATGGGAATAAATCTATACTCAATTTAGACCACCTCCTACAATATAAACCTAGTCAGTTATGCATATCAAACACAAGGGCCACTAG